GTGAGTTTGGTAATCTCCAAAACCTGCCTCTGCTTTATCAATTTTTTGTATAATCTTAATTATATTATTCTCTGATTGCTTGAATAACAAATCAATCCCAACAACTAAAGGTCCTCCTGTATTATAATTAACTATTGCTGCGTTACAAAAATTAGTCATACCTTCATTTAAAACACTACTAATAGTAAAGCTAAATTGATTTGGAATAAATGCAGGAGCAGACCATTGAGATGTAGCAGAATACTCTCCATCTATATATCTGTATCTATAAGCAAAGCAAATAAATCTTGTCTCTAAATAATTCTCTTGGCCACTTGTTGCTATAGGCTGCACCATAGGAGCTTCAACAGGCGGTTTCTTTATAACAAGAATAGACTCAGGATTTAAAGCATCAATATTAGATACCGGGTTAGGGTAGTTTCTTTTTATGTTTATAAATCGTGGCGCATTATAATCATCAGTAAAAAACAAAAGATCTTCAATTATATTTACACCTGTGATAAGATATGATGGATTAAAATTTAAAGTTGTATTTATACCACCCCCATCATCTATACTAATAACGTGATATGTTGTTATATTAGTTAATACATTATGAGACATAATTAAATCAAGTTTATCTGTAGCTCCAACAGTAAATGTAGGATCATGAACAAACCAATATATTGTTTCTCTTGCACTATCTTGAATGGCACCAATACATTTAGCATTAATACTTAAAGGAGTTCCATCAGTATAAGCTAATTTAGTTAGCCAACTATTTCCATTAGTGTTGGTTATAACACCTACCTCAGAGTTCTCTGTAGAACCCATCCTAATATTCATAGCATCAACATACTCTCCTTCAGGAAGAAGTCGTTGGTCAACGATTTTATTCATTCTCCCTGCTATAAAATTTCTAGTGAAATCTGCCATATTACTTGATTATCTTATCCATTCCTCTTAAATTCATTAAGAGTCTTCCCGGATGAATATTACTGATTCTTATTTTTGCATTAGCTAATAAAGCTCTTCTGTCTTTTTTTGCTCTTTCTAAAACATATTGTTGAACATTAAATTTAGAATTTAATATCTCATATTTTATAGCAGCATAAATATATTGTTCAAATAACTTATTTACAGTTATTAAAGAATTATCTCCTGACTCCATACCATCTGATACATACTCAAGGATGCATAGTTCTCCTGCCATAGTAGAGTCAAAATTAATAACTCCTGCTTTTTTATCTATTTTAAAAGTAGGATTAAAATTTGCAGTCTCTGTGTTTAATCCAAACGCAGCTCCAATTCCATAATCAAAATACCATATCCCATCCATACACCATCCTGATTGACCGTGGAATTGATTTCCTTGATTAAGGTAAATACTTTTCTTTAATCCCATTAGTCTATCGTAATCAATATCAGAGTACTGTGGTCTAAGAATATTACCGTTTTGGTCAAACAAAATATTACCCTGTTGGTCTTGCAAATATGCATTAGACGAAATAGCTTGTATGTTCTCGGTTAATGGTCTTAAGTAACCATCTTTATATAATGATATACGAACCCAATTAACATAGTCATCAGGAAGTACATATCTTAAAGAATCAGCTACACTTAACTCTAATATCTTTATCTCCTTAAATGCATCGTAATTAAGCTCCTGTATGGCTCTTTTTGCATGAAATATAACTTTATACCTTTCTTCATTATTTATCAAGGAGTGGTTCCCTGTATGCATCAATAAGAAGTTGTTTACTATATCTTCTAATTTAACATATTGATATGAACCCCAATTTGCATCTTGAGGTGTATTACCATTATTTTCATAATATTCATATTGTGATAAATATGCCATATCTGTTTATTTTTATTATTATTGTTGCATACTAAATGTAGGCTGTTCGTGTTGTTGTTGAGCCATACCAAATTGAGTAAGCTCTGTCTCTCTAATACTCATACCACAATACTCAAGTATCTTTGTAACTAACTTGTAACCATCTTCATTTGGCAACTCAAAGTCTTGATAATCAGGTTGCGATTGGTCAAATGCCGGATCTCCGCTTACCAATGTAATATATGTCCATTTAGGTGTTTTAGGGAATCTAAAGTAAACTGCTTGAACTTGACCTAATGTATCAATAGTATTAGGGTATATTTTAATGTTTTGACCTTCAAGTGTGTATGAAGGGAAAATATCATTTGGAGCTGTTAAGTTTGATGCTTTAAGCATAGTTATCTTACCAACACTTATTTTGTCTGCTTCTTTAACTGCAGGAGAAAATATCTTATAATCATTACCTGATGCAAGAAATATATCTTTACTCAATATCATAGAAGTAGCAGAAGTAACACTTACAACTGTAGCAACTTTATTTGTATCTAAATTTACAACAATATAGTCTGTACCTATACCATCTGCAATAAAAGTAGCAGTAGAGTCATTAAGTTGATTTACTACTACCGATGTGTTAGTTCCTGAAGTTACAAGATTTGAATAACATAAAATTTTTAATATGTAGTAAGAATCATTGCCAACAGTAGTAAGAGTAGGAACAGAAAATATATGGCCTCCAATATTAGATAAGAAATCTGTAACTAAAAATGTCTCTAATGTTTCAGCTATAGGACTCTCAATGTCTGCGTAATCAGTACCTGATGCACGTTGATTCTCTGCATTTATAGTTTTATTATAACTACTATAGTATTCTTCATATATCTCCATTTGCGCATTTGCAGCAAACAAATTGAAATCTGATGGAGAGATGTATCCGTAGTTATTTTTGTTCGCTATAGATAGTACTGCGTTTCTAACTTCGTTTATCATATTAAATCTTTTTACAAATATAATAAAAAAAAGCACAGAAATAAATCTGTGCTAATTTTCAAATAATCAAAAATATATTATTACGCTATATTGGCTTCTAACATTTTAAGTGAATCAATTCCTTCATCACTTGATAAGAAGTGTCCTGCCATTTCATAAGGATCTTCTCCGTATGGTACAGATAGCATTTTCTTTTTATTAGTAGGTGTGTTAAACCATACCTCTTTATCATTGTTGCGTAATGCTAATAACTTTTCTTCAAAGAATAAACGAACTTTAGCTTGAAACTGTAGTTCCGGATCATTCAATGTAGCTAAGAAACCTCTTGGGTCATTTTTAGCAAACACTAATATGTCTCTTTTTAATTCTGCTGTTGAGATAGTTGATGGGTCTTTGCCAAACATAACTCTAGTAAGAGTTTCAATTTGCTCAAGAGTCAATCTTCTTGCTTCTATTAAAGCATCTACCTCTATATTCAAATCTTCAACTTCTTCAGATGCTTCTCTTTCTTTATCTATCTCAGAAAAGATTATCCCATTTAACGGATGATAATGTAGAAATTCTTGAAGTACAGGATTTGTTCTTTGAACGCTAAGAAACCCATCTTCAAAAACGATTGGTTCTATAATTGCGTTTCCATCTTGCTCATCCTCAAAAGGAGATTTTTGATTCACCGCATATCTAAGCGGTCTATTCTGTTGTTTTTTTTCATCAAACCACATTAAAGGAAAACGTGGATGATTTCTTGATGCTAACGTATAAGATAGCGGATTGCCTATTTTTAACTTGTAGACTTTATCTACTGATGGTGTTGCTGCCATAATAATTTAATTTGATTTAAAATTTATAAAAAAAAGGATGCGGTGATTATCACCGCACCCCTATACTATATATTAACCGTAACGGAATAATACAAAGTTATTTGCACCTAAAGTACATACACATCTTTCAGACAAGAAGTTAACCTCCATTGCGTCAAGATCTGAGTTTTGAGCACCTCCGGCAGAACCTGTGATCCAAGTTTTGTATCTTCTATCCTCAGCTTCTGAAGCACGGTATCTAACGTGTAAGAATGGTCTCTTAGCGTTTTTACCCATGATTTGGTCATATACTGAAGTAGAACCTGCAGGAACTAAAAGACCTGTGATTGTACCTGTAGCAGTACCTGCTGTAGCATTTAAACCACCTCTCATTGTAGGATCGTTTAGGTATTTCCAATCAGATTTGTAGAAATCGTAACCTCTACGGAATCCTGTGAATCCTAAGTTCAAAGCCATATCAGTATCATTGTCGAATAAACCGTAAGATGCAGCTGCTGCAGGAGATCCTCCATTAAAACCATTCAATGTAGCTAACATATTGTCGATGTCGAAAGACAATCCACGGTTAACAAACACTACATTTTCTTCGATAGCTCCTTGTTTGTCTAAACGAGAAACAATAGTATCCCAATCACTAAGTGAAGTTGGCGTACCACCACCCCAAACATTTCCTCTGTTGTTTACAACATAGAAAACTCCTTCAGAACCTCCGGCAACACCACCTAAAGCAGCTAATGCTCCTGAACCTGCTTCAGCAGGAACAGCTTCAATCATAGCAGTTTCTAAGTAATCCTCGAAACGTAAACGAGTTTCGTGCTCTGATTTCAAATACCACAAGTAACCTGTAGCACCATTTTCAGTAGTAACCTCAACCCATCCGATTTGAGCCATGTCTGAACCATTAACAGCATATTTATCTTTAATGATAATAGGCTTGTTAGAGAAGATTGAATCTTCTGCTTCCAAAGAACCAACCATTCCGTTAGTTCCTTTTTTGAACTCTGAACCGTAAATGAATACAGTACAAGCAGTAGACACAGCAAATGCTTGTCCTGTTGCCTCATAGTAAGCTACTGTGAAAGTAGTTGCTGTAGGAACAGCAGTAACGATTGCTTTGTTGAAAACACCTGAAGTGTTATTCTGAATCATTACAGTTTGTCCAATTCTGATAGCAA